ATCAAACCAACAATTACCAAATATCGTCCTTGCAGCGTTTATGCTATCAACTATTGGTGTTTTGTCAATTATCCTCGTTTTATAGCCACTTGACCTGACTATTTCTTCAATACTTCGCCCATTGCCAGCCAAAGTCTTGTTTTCTGCGTCATGCGGGAGCCACATCGTATCGAAGACATAACCAAATGTCTGCAGCTCTGCGAGCCAACTGGTAACTGTTCTTTGATTGCCTTCGATGTATTTAATTAAATGATTCTCGCCACCAATAAACTGTAGGAACCAAATCGCGGTAGCATCAGACCAGCCCAAATCCCATACCGCATGAACGGGTTTGGTAGGGTCGTAGACCACTTTAGTGATACGCCCATCCAAGTCTGCCAATTGTATTTCTCTAGCAAATATAGCGCCATCCACAGTCTGCCGACATAAACCTTCCCAGACCGTGTTGTATTGCTCCACATCTCTAGCCAGTAACGCGTCCTTCTCGATACGCAATGTCTCAGGCAGCCAAGGGTTATCAGACCAGTTAATCTTTTGAACAATTGCATTATCAGGCGGGTGCAGCACAAAACGCTGGTAAGTTTCGTCTGTTTCTAGCTCAGGGTTAAATGTTATCCACACCTCTGATTCTTCTTTACGGATCGTTGGAATTAGCACGTTCCAAGACATTCTTGATACCGTGATAGCTTCCTCAACCCAACAAATATTTATACCTTCAAAACTTTTTATGTTGGCAATATTGTTCTTCAGACCGGCAAAGTTAAACTCGGAGCCATTCTTGCCACGGATCGTATTTTGAGTGATTTCATAGAAACCATTGAGCCCCAAAGCATCGATCTGGTCACACAGGAGCTTGTGTACGGAGTCTTTAATGCTGGTTTGGTATTCACGCGCACACAGTATCCGTAATGGCCTCTCAGCTGCTTTAATCAATAAAGCCCTAGACACACCCCAAGACTTCGCGCCGCCGCGTCCACCCCAAAGCACTCGAAAGCGTTTTGATGTAGGCTGAAACAGGCACTCTAGCTTTTCAGGAAATTCAGCCTGGCTAATTGCCTTGCGAATTTCACTGTTCATTGGGCTTTACAAATGTCACTTGTATTCCTGCCAGTGGTTCACCTTCTGCGCCCGTGAGTTCTTGCTTAACAGTCTCAGACCAGCGCATCTGAGCCTTAGTCCACCAAATCATTGCCGTAGTGTCCTGACCTACTGTCGCTTTGTTGAATAGCGTCTTAGCCACGGCAGCTGATGCTTGCGCCTTGCCCAGTCCTAGTTCGAGGCTGTAATGCTTTCTCAACGTGTCAGGTGCAATCCCAATCAATGCAGCAATCTGATCTTGGGGCAAGCCAAGTCCACTAGCACTCTGTGCCTGTTGCCTTGTTTTGTCGGTAGGTCTGTGTGATTTGAATGACATTGTTTTTATAGCCAGTAGCTTAAGCAGCTTTCTTTAATGAAATGAACGGCTTACCGTTTGATTCTAAGGTTGCTGTCTGTCCTGTGAATTCTTGCCAGCGGCAAATAATCAAATCAACGTATTTAGGGCTTAATTCCAATCCACAAGCAATGCGACCATTTTTCTCTGCCGCTATCAATGTTGACCCGCTGCCCATGAATGGATCGTAAACAACATCACCTTCATCCGAATATGCTTTGATAAAGAACTCAGGCAATCCAACCGGATATGCTGCTGGATGTCCTAGTGCTGCGGATTGAAATGTTGGCAATCTGTTTCCGGGATAAGCCATGCCAGCGGCAATATCATTCCCATAAATTGCTGGCACGTGGCCCTGTCGTTTTGCTGCGTTTGTATCACCAGCACCTTTACCCAACGCTTTTGGAACGGCTTTGGATTCATGCTTAACGGCTTCTGGTCTGAATTTCCATTCGCCTTTTGTAAAATGATAGATTGGCTCAAATTGATTTTTGAACCTTCTAACTACCTGTTGAGGAATTCCAGATCGCTCCCAACAAAATTCCTCTGCAAAATTCCATCCCCAATCTCTAACGTGGGCTAATACAAGATCAAAAACATACAATTCTCGTTTTAATTCTTCTGCATTTGGTTTGATATTGCAGAAATATGATCCATCATGTTGCAAATTAGCTATGATATTTGCCGCAACATCTTGATACCAATCAACATAATCATTTGGTGATATTGGTTTGAATCCGCTGGATTCGTCGTATTTTCTTTGTGAGGCATAAGGTGGTGATGTGATTGCCACATTAATTTTTACGCCATTCATCACCTTTTTGACCGAGGCAAAATCTCGACAATCCCCGCACATAACCCGATGATTACCCAGCAGCCAAACGTCCCCCAGAACCGTCACAGGGGCTTCAGGCACTTCCGGCACCGCGTCTTCGTCCGTCAGCCCTTCCGTTCCTACTGGTGCTAGCAGAGCTTCAATCTCGTCAGTATTAAAGCCTGTAAGGTCTAGGTCAAATCCCATATCCTTAAGATCGGTGAGCTCAACCGCCAACATCTCGTCATTCCAACCCGCATTTAAAGCCAGTTTATTGTCGGCAATAATATAGGCTTTCTTCTGCGCCTCAGTTAAATGCGACAGTTGAATGCAAGGCACAGTAACAAGATTTAACTTTCGTGATGCAAGAACACGACCATGACCGGCAATAATGCTGCCTGTTTCGTCAATCAATACCGGATTAGTAAAACCAAACTCTTTAATAGATGCTGCAATTTGTGCAACCTGAGCATCGGAATGAGTCCGGCTATTTCTGGCATACGGTATTAACTCATCAACCTTGTGCTGGCTGATCTTCATTTTTGGCCACTACTGGCATTTGCGCCTGCACTTGGGTTTGCACCTTCTTCATGACCTGTTGATGCACCCCCAAATGAGCCTCTAAAACTTTCCAAAGATGCTCAATTTCTTCGACTGTATGCTCAAGCGTAATCATTTTTTTGCCTTTTTCCGCATAGCTTCACGCTTTTCAGAATAAGCAATAGCCACAGCCTGCTTAATAGGCTTGCCTGCTTTGACCTCGGCTTCTATGTTTTTCTTAAAAGCCTTCTTTGATGCGCTTTTCATTAACGGCATGATAAATCCTTTTAATGGCGGTTAAAAAGTTTAGGTCTGTGCTATGTGCAAAATACCAAAATTGATTGTCAGCGCTTCAGACAATGATCCGGCCGACAGATTACTAATCACAATCGCAAAACTACCGTTAGCAACAGCTCCAACAGTGATTGCATACGTTATAGCATTAGCAGCCCCTGAAGCAATCGCTACCACTGGGATGTCGTATAAACTTACCATCGAGTTAGTAACCACAAACGATGCCTCAGCGCCTGCTGCAATCGCGGTATTAAACGTAACGATCTGACCGCAAGATGCGTTAATCGTCACACCCGTAGATTTGCTAGTCAGCTGCGTTACAGTAGATGGCAAATTGGCTGCGCCAGTCGTATATCCAATTTGACCGCCCGTAGCATTAACATAAACCATATCGCTATTAACGATATTCTGATCTGCATACGCAACGCCAATCGCTTGTGTGTTACCAGTAGTGCTTGCTATTGTACTCATTTAAACTCCTTTAGTTTTCAACAACACCACAAATATCCGCTTCATCAATAATCTGATAATCCTGACCATCTATCCTATGAGTAGGCCATTTTAAATAATCGCCATTACCATACTTTACAAAATCACCCACCGCGCAGTCATCCACCAAAGGCCCAACTGCCACAATCGTGCCTTCGTTAAAAGGTTCTGTATTCTTTACAATTAACACTTCCGACAGCGTTCTCACTATCGGTTTTACCACCACTTTAGTCCGTAATGGCTTAATCATACTGCCACCTTACGCGGTCTGCCACGTCTTTTAACGGTGCCTTCGCTTACCGCATTAATCATTTCTAAAGCCACTTCTTCAATTTCCGACCTAATCGTTTTAAAACAACCACACCAATCATTTTGATGCTTAGATACAGACTGCGGAAATCGTCTACAAGTGCCTAAAATGTCGTTTTTAGAAAAATACCGACAATTACCACAAATACGTATAATACTTTCAGTCATTGCCAAATCTCCAGTTTGGTTGTGATTAGTGCCTGGCAGATGGCGGTCTGCCGTGGCACGACTAGCACTTATCTTGCGCGTGCTCGTAACGTTGATGGTCATAAACGACTTTTTCGCCCATATGACCTTTCATCTCACCCAAACGACCGTCATGGTGACCCATGTGGTGCTCGTGACGTAGGCCAATACCATCTTGGTTTCCCATAGCAACGCCACCTTCAATAGGCATTTTACGCTCGCCCGTCGTGTCGCTAGACAAAGCAGCGCGAGGAGCTTTAGCGCCCGTGTGCGAAGGATAGCCATCACCTTCTCTGTCTTCTTTAGGAACACGCACCATTTTTTCGCCCGTAGAATCACGTGATTTCACGCTTTTAGGCATATTTGCAGACTCGCCGTATCCGTAATGTTTAGCTTCTTTCATAGCAGCTCCTTAGT